AAGAATTAACCGCCGGTCAGCTTGCTAAGAGCGGCTTCAAAATCGTCATCATTGACATCTGTAAGACTGGGAGCAGCCTTTGGAGCAGCTTTGGGAGCAGTTGCCTCTTTTGCAACCTGCTTTTCTTCCCAATCGTTGCCTGCTTGAGGCTCGTTGCCTCCAGTCGTATAATCGATGAGAACCTTTCGAAGTTCATCAACTGGCAACAACATCCTGAGAGCATTCAGGTCATGCATATTGGATTTCCAAATCTCAATTTGCTGCGTTGTGCCCAAGGGAGAAGGATCTTCAAATCTTGAAAGTTCATAGTTGGGATATTCCCTTCCATCAGCTTTCTTGATTTTCTTTACGATTCGGAAATCTCGGCCAGTAAGCGGATGAGTGACATTGCCCAAAGCCTTGATACCGGCATCTGGATCACCTTTGATATTTGTGATGATCAGATTATGGGTTTGCTCAGGAAGCGAGAGAATCTTTGGGCCGACATTCTCTTCTTTCTCTTGAGTTTTTGGGTTAACTTGTGATCTTACAATCACATTCCAGTAGTATCTGGCATTACCTTTAAACTGTCTGGCCTGTGCCTTCAAACGATCTTTTTGAGGATCGCCATCTTGTAGTTTGTTAATGATCTTCCATAAACGACCATACTCAGCACAAATAGGACAGTCATCTTTAGGATTATTGGAAGGATTGCCCCACATCATTTGATTCTTGTATGGGTGTTTCATCCTTTTACGCAGACAATGATAAGTTTTAGAACTTGGATATGTACCCATGTAATGAAGCTGAGTAGCCATGAAAGGATCACGGGTAACACCGTCTGGCCCAACCATAGGAGGCAACAAACGAACAATCAAAAAGCCCTCTTTATCAGGCATTTTGACATAATTATCCATTGTTGTTGTTGCTTCGGCTTTTGACCCGCCTTCAAGGTCAAGTTTAGAAAGATCGAAATCGGCAAATTCATTTGACATATCAAACCTCAGTAAAAAAAGTAAAAAGGGTAAAAAAAGTAAAAGGGTAAAAAATTGGATGCCCCACAACGGAGCACCTAACTTATGTATTATATGCTTTTGTTTTTTGCAAAACAATACAAATTGAAAAACTAATTTGTATTATTATTCTCGGTCTGGATTTGATCGTCTGCTGCGACAGATTCTTTTAATTTGTCCATGCCTTCCTGCGCCGCTTTCATGGCCTCGGCTGCATATTTTTTGCGATTCTCATCCTCTGCTACTAGTTCGTTTTCTAAAGCTTCCAGTATTTTCATATTATGTTCAAGCTTTGCTTTGATTTCCTCCTGAGTCAAACCTAGATTTTGCTTCTTAGCAAATTCTCTTTCAAAGGCCTCCTCACGAAGCTTTTCGTCCTTGCGATCTTGTCGCAGGCTTTGTCTTTTTTCCAGCACACGCTTTCGGGCCTCCCGCTCATGTGCTTTTTTCTTCGCAATTTTCTTTGAATTCTTGCTCATCTCATTCACCTCAGTTTGGGTATATCGTTTTTGATTACACCTGACCAATTCAAATTTTCGTCACTTAAATTTGTACCTTTGGATTCAAAATTTATTAAATCAGCACCAACTAAATTTTGTTGTAAAGGCACGAAATGTTCATCGGAAACTTGCACTCTTTTGCCTTTGTCATCCAAAGTTTCTATCATCATGCCGATGCCATTTGTATTTAAAATTTCCCGAAACACAGGATATGCTTTCTCAATCGTGAAATTACCTACAGGACCACTCATTTTAGATGGCATAAATGCCACTTTTTTTATTATTTTTTCAGCACTATTTGATCTGATTGATGGAGCCAAGTTTGTCATTTTATTTATTGGTGGAGCAAGGTTTACTAACGCAGGCCTTGGAGTATTAACTTCGCATGTATTGTATTCAACGGGCAAACATCTATTCGATCCTTCATCATCACAATCATCTGTTTCATCATATAAAACAGACTGATTTGAAAATCTTTTGTTTTTTATAATTAAATCAGATTTGTTTTGTCTCCAAGAAATTTTCTTTTTCTGAAATTCAAAAATTTCAAAATTGAAAACAAATATGTCTCTTCTAGACATTTGTTGCTGAATAGCATGAGCTAATTTTTCCAAAGGGTAATCTTCTACAGCTTTGCCATATATCTTTTTAAATGCTTTTACTTCATCCCTGTTGTAATCAAAAGAATTTTGCAATTTATCAAAATATTCATAGTTAACTTCATAGCCCATAAATACCCCAACAATAATTTAGTTCAATATTGTATATTATACCCATAAAATTATTCAAAATTGCTCTTCTCATATTCATAAATTTCTATATTTGCTTGTTTGAACAAGTATCTACTTCCAACCGAGTAGTCTTCAGGTTCTTTAAAACAATGAAGTTTTTTGATCCCGGCGTTAATCACTAGTTTGGTGCATTCGATGCAGGGAAGCGGACACCATGCATACATATCGCAGCCGTATAGATTTTGACTAGCGTTTATTATCGCATTTGCTTCAGCATGAACACACGAACATAATTCCAACCTTTTACCACTTGGGGCTCCGATTAGTTTTCTGGGGCATGTTTTGCAATCTTGGTATTTATCAATAAATTCGTCCAAACTTATTGGTTTAAAAGCCAAAAGGTTTCTTTCGCTTTCTGATAATTGAGGCCAAACTATATTTTTAAGATGCTCGGTGGAATCACAATGAGGAGTGCCTCTAGGAGGGCCATTGTATCCTGTGCCTACAATTTTATTAATTTTTGGATCGACAATCAAAACCCCTATTTTTCTAGAATAACAAGGATTTTGATCTTCTCCCAAAAGCTTTGCAAGCCTCATGTATTTGGAAATAAATTTTTCATTGGACATTTTGTTTATCCTTAGATTTCAGCCTATTCAACTTTCTTCTTTGCAAATCTAGCTCATGTCGCCTTTTGAATTCTTCGCAAGACAGCCATTTTTCAGCACCTTTGTTATTATACTCCCAGAAAATTTTATCTTGATCTGGATGGAAATCACCTCGACGGCGTTTATTTGCCATTTTTAAAAGCGTTTCTCTTCTAAGTCTCAAATATTTTATATCTCTTTTACGGCATGAAATTCTTCTGCTTTCTCTGATAGTTTCAAGCTTTTCACTGCTCCCAAAATATGGTTTGTTACCTATAAAATAACAAACAAAAAGCGCATTATTTTCAGGATGCGGATCTCCTACTTTTAAAGCAGGCTTTTCTAACATCCTTAGTTTTGCTGCAAATTTATTTCTATTTGCATTTTGCTTTTCTCTATATTTTAAATACTTTTCTTTATGCACCCAAATTTCTTTACCCGAAGTACTGATTCCAATATAATATTTATTTTTGGCAAATGAATATTTGCCAAAATAACTTCGATCCATCGGATTAATTTTTTCTCTCATTTTATAAAATTCTTCAGCACAGAAAAGTCTATATTTCTTTCTGGCATCCGCATATTCTTTGTATTTTTCTTTTGTTAACCAAACATGGCCCCTATCCTTGCGATATCTCCAATAGACCATGCCATCTTCTCTTACAAATCCTTCTTTAAATTTTTTATTTTCCATAACAAACTCCGTTTAAAAAATGGATCAATCGCCATAATTGGTTTGATGACTTCTGATTTCCATATTCAATTTGTCCAATTCCTTTCGTAACATATGCCCTCTGTTGTGAGCATCTTCTCTGGCGTTATTCAAAGCATTCAAATGAGCATAAAGACGATCTTTAATATACTTGGCCTGTAAGTATTGCTCCTTCAAAGTAGATACTTCTGCTTCACCTTCGGCACATAACTCTGCATTTTTATCGCTTTTTCCTTCATTTTTAAAATCTTTGAATTTTTCAATAAACTTTTGTTTGAATTCATGATCTAATTTGCTGGCCCAGAACATAGCCTTGGCATGACCTGCACCAACATAATCTATAATCCCAGACACTCTTTCAAAGAATTGATTTAATGTTGCGTCAGAAAAACGCAAATTATCCGTGTCAATTTCCCATGTTTCATCCATGATCTCAATTTTAGTCCGCATAATCTGACTCCTCTGTTTCGCCAAGTTTAATTTCTACAGAACCACTACCCTTTGATTTTTTCGTATTATTTATATTGGCAGCGTTTGCTTTGTTGTTGGCCAAATTATGCATGGCCATTCTATATTCGCCTTCAGTACATTCTCTAATATCCAAATACTTTTTATCATAGAAAACCGGAAAACTAAACCTGCCATTTCCACTTCTGTGTTTTACCACATAATATCTTGCATATCCAGCCTCGGCTTCAGCATTAGTCTGATTTATCGACCACAATCCATCTAGAGGTTTCACTTGATCAAAACTACCGCCGATAGTGCCTTCATCAATAAATTCGGCTTCTCCCTGCATGGCAGCATTTTTATTGGGCTGCATTGCCGTAAAGACACACATATTTTTTTCGATTGCTATGCCACGCAAATCACGCATGATGCGATATTTGCTCTCCCAAGTAGGCATACCGGGAGGATCACGCATTTCACCGGGATAGTCAACAATTAGCAAATCCGGTTTAAAACCTTTTAATTCCATTTGCGTTAGATATGCTTTTATGTCATCAACATCTGCCTGTCCACTTGGAAATTGCTTTATTACAAATCTATTTTTATCTTCGTAGCCTTCCAAAATCATTTCTATATCTTTTTGAATAGATGCCTTGCTCTCCACAAGCGTGTTTGGATTAACCAAAGAAAATTGACTTAAAAATCTTTTAGTAATATCGACATATCCTTGTTCCAGAGAAACATACAAAACCTTTTTACCTTGTCTTATATTTTCGACACACGCCTTAACAAGACACAAAGATTTACCTTTTCCCGGCATACCAATCCAAGCATATATTTCACCTCTCCTACAGCCACCACAACTCAAATTATTATCAATTTTAGAAAAACCACTTGTGAATTTATCTTCGACAGTTGTTTCTTTTTGTAATTCAGCAAAAAAGTCATTTATATTAATAAATGCTTCAAACCCAACATCAAAGTTTTTGTTAACCGTCATGGCTTGACGGAATCGTTCGTAGATTTTATTCCATGTTTCTTCGTTTTCTGGATCTTTTTTCATGTCCTTCATGGACTGATCCATAGCAATTCGCAAAACCTGCATTTTTGCGAATGTTAAAACTTTGTCGAGCAATATGTCTCTGGAGTTTGGTGAAGGTATGAACGCCTCGTACAGACTCTCAAACTCAGTTTGATAATAAATTTTTATAGCCTCAGATCTATCTTTTATTTTCTCTTCGACTAATTTTTGCAAAACAAATTTCTCTGGCAGACTGTTATTATAAGTTTCAAAATATTGATAAAGTGCGGTGGTAATTAGAACATGTGATTCATTGCTGAAATATTCTGGCTCGATCAAAGATTTAGCTTGAACAAGAAAATTTCTGTCGGTCAAAATAAGACCGAGAATTCTCCGCTGGAAATTATCATCAAAACTATACTTGACCTTTTTCGTCTCGCTTATTGTAGCGAGTTTGTCTACTACTGCCTGCTCTTCATCTGTAAGTCCGCTCATTCACTAACCATACACTAAATAGTCATGATCTGACAAGCTAACTTGACCACTTCTAATCGGTTTTTCCCGAGTAATTTTTTTGCCTAAATTTCGCTGTGCATTCCAGATAATCTGCTTGCAATAGGTGACGAATTTTCCATCAAAAACTAACTGTCTAGATTTATCTGGCTTTTCATCTGTGCCCAAATGTGCCAAACACAATTTTTCCAATATTTGTTCTTGATAGTCGCCAAACTTCTGTCTGTTTGCTCCATGTCTAGTCCTATTATCCCAGAGATTTTGAAGTTCATCCAAAATTGTTTTTGAAAATATGTTGAAATTTTTCACCTTTAAAGCTGCAAGACAAGAATCGATGTAGATTTGTCTTTTGTAGTATGATCCAGCACGAAGCACTCCAAGCATCAATTCTTGCTGGAAGTCATCAAGATCATACTGATGGTTGTTGGTACTATTTTTTCTGGTTAGCTGCCATGCCGCATAATAACAAAGTTGCCCAAATTTTTTTTCTAGTTTCTTGTACTCTTCGCTAGATATTGGGAAATTTTTAAAGATAGAACTCAAGTTTTCACCTTTTTATCTAATGATGTCATTTTGTGTAGTGCCTTTCCAACTTTCACGGATACTCGCAATTTCAAGTCGGACATAAATTCGCTTGTATTCTCAAGTATTTTTTTCGCATGATAGTACACATCTTGCATATCTTTTGTCTTACACGCTAGATAGTAACCGTCATGGACATGAAATGCCATTTTATAATTGGTGGCACCACCGTCATCTAATTTTACCAAGGATTCTAAACAAATCAAAGCAGCGGGAGATTGTATGGCAAAATTCCTAGCTTTATACGCTTCTTCAGCAGGCAAAGATCTCTTTCTTCCAAAAACATCTATAATCGATCCATGATTTTTTACACTTGATTGGTAAGATTCTACAAAACCAAATGCTGCTGGAAACAGCTCCTGCATTTTGTTGCAATATATTTGAGATTGATCTGTTGAGATATCAAGACTTTTTGCAAGTCCGTTAGATGACTGTCCATATATAACCGGCAAAAACATTTTTTTACCTAAAATTCTTGCATCGTCGTGTTTTGACAATCCAGTAACTTTATAAAAAATAGATTCATATACATCTTCGTCCGAATGAGTGATTTCATTCAGAAGCTTGTCTTTTGACAGCGTTGCCAAAACTGCAACTTCCATATTTTTATAGTCATATTGGAAAAAAATATCACCAAATTTATGCAACTTCAAATGTTCTTTTTCAACGCCAAGGCTATGAGGATTGTAACATCTTTTACCATTACAAGAACATGAAAGTCTACCATTTTCTTGGCCATTAATGTGATAATTAGCAAACGCAAGCTGTCCTATATTTTCATCACAAAGAGGAAAACTCTCTATGCTTGGTAAAGTTTTGCAAATTAAAGGCTGATACACTTTTTTATACAAACCCATCAAATTTTTATCAACGATCCATTTTTTGAAATTGCTTATTGCCATATCCTTGCTATCTATTGATGATTCCAGCCTTAGAAATGTCTCATACCACAAAAGATCAAAAACATTATTCAAAACCAACGGCTTTCCCGTGATACGAGCATAAAATGTAAAAATAGTTTTGAGATTATGGCCAAGAATTGGCGTGCTTTTAAATTTATTCAGAGCCTCACAAAGCTTCAACATAATCAGCGTATTGTCTGGGTTCAGGTTAATTGCGACCGATCTGCCACTTGGAGATGAGATCGTCAATTTAAGGACTAGTTTTGCACAAGTAGTCGAATCCACATTTGAAGGGTAAGAAATAAAAATCACAGACTCTTTAGTAATCATTTCGTGAAGAATCACGGATAATTGCTCAAGATCGGGCATGTGCAAGTTCCAAAGAAATTAGCGCAATAAACACTCAAATAACAACACAGAAAGGATAATAAATCAAGCGAAATAATTTTCTACAATATTTGTATTAAATTAGTAAAAACCGGGAGGCGGGTTCAAGGAGGACGGCCAAAAAACAGAAGAAATAATATTATATTTCTTCTGTTCTCTTCCAAACCTCTTTGATACGACATTCCATCAACAAATTATTACATTTGCTGACTTTATGTGTCGTATTTCAAAAGACTCCTAACCTATAACTCATCTTGAAACAGTATTCTATTCCAAGAATGCCCCGCCATTTTTAGGCAGATATAGGCTGACCTTGTCTTTACTGGTTCACTAGGCTCCCGTATTGCACTAGTGGGTTTCAGCAGGGAGTACCGCTCCAGTAGGTTTCAACATTTAAATGTCGCCAGATAAATGCTGTAAAATTCATAGGCAGACACTTCACCTAATCCAATTACGAAATCATTGTAACCTTGGATTGTGTAGTGGGCAAATTTATGGAATAATTATTCCAAGTAAGTTTTTCTGAGGTGAGATCATGGAATACAACCCACAAATGGCATATGAATTAAAATTCAATGCACAAGAAACTTTGGCCTATCAATTGTCTAGCTATTACATCAAAACCAGACAAAAATATTTTCCAAATTATCGCCACGGTCGAAGCATAACAGATGTAAGCAAATTAAAGAAATCCATAATTTTCAAACACATGATTAAATTTATCAAAGATAATGCACACAGATTTGATTCATTTCAATCCATGCTATTCATACGAGCACAATTTGAGATAATGAAAAAAATCCAAGATGATGGCAAACAACCACTTATAGAAATTAACATGCTGCACGGAGAACAAGCTAACAAAAGATGGGAATTATGGAAAAAATGGGTTAAAGAAAAAACCAATATCACATCCATCAATTACAGTTTTGTAGAAAGCAACTTGGTCTACGAATTTGAAAAAACAAAAACAACAATCTTCAACCTTTTAAAAGATGACATAACAATTGAAAATTACATCAATAATGGTTCTTCAATATTAAGATATGTTTTATTGAAGAAAATAAGTCCACTTTATATCATCTGTTCTAATTGGGTAAAATCTTTGCCAGAGCAGTTGAGCAAAGATGTCTACGATTTGTGCAATATAGAAAATTACAAAGAGTTTGATTTTGATAAAGTCAAAAATATGTATTTCAGATATTTTGAACACGAAATCAATAAGTAGATAAAATTTTCATAATACAGTTTACAATTTCTTCCTTGGGTTGCGTTGGCGAAAACAGTTCGTCCCATTCGCTTGGCATAGACATATAAAGTCTTGTATTCATGGGACTATTGACTTCACAACCCCAAGAATGAATCAGACCCTTTTGCGGTTTATACTGCATGTAAATAACAAATTCTTCTGCTTTTTGCGATCCCGGTGCTCCATTACCAAATCCTTTGTATGTTAGATAAATCATATATGTGTTATCATTAAGCTTTATTACCCCGCCCCAATTCATAATTGGAGGATGCTCCATTTTTATTCTTTTGGCTAAATCAGTTGTTAAAAGTTCTAGCCCTGTCCAATTGTTGTTTGGCGACTCTAATTTTTCACCGTCTATTTTGGATAATAAATCAAAAATACCTCCAGCTAATTTTAGCTCAGACGGGTCATTGTCTCCTTTGTGGTCAAAATCATTAAGCAAAGGTATTACATGTTTGCAAATCGGAATTACATTGCCTGAATGATCTGAAATGTATTTTCTAATTATTATTTTGTAAGAACCTAACGGGGATATGCTTACATTTAAACCCCCGGGTTCGTTACCATATTCCAGAATATTAGACCATGTCATGGCAGGCAAACGATTGTTTAGCTTGCCCATTTTAACTAATTCTTCTAAAACATGGGTGCTATCCAATTTTTCCATTGGTTCTTCTTCGTAGAAAGGTTTTTTGGAATACACCCTCGTAGTAGTGAAACCAAAAATGGATTCAGGGGTTTTGCCAAGCCATTCTTTGAATAGAAAATACTTTTTCATATAATTATCATAAATATAGTATCACTTATATATGGGTCTTGTAATGAATAACTTTAATTTATGGCTTACAGAAGAAGAATTAAAAATTGATACAATTTCTAATATGTTGAAATCTCATCTTGGGATGCCCAATTTTAGCAAAGCAGCTTTTGACGATGTTCAAATAAGTGATTTTGAAAATTATGATCAATTTAGAAACAAAATAACAGGTTGGAGTTATTTTGCCAATCTAGATGAAATCCCCAAGAGTACAATTCTAAATTTGCTCAAAAATCAAAATACAAGAATGCGGGATTTGATAGAAGCGTTAAATAAGTGATTATTCGACTACCTCGATTTCGTGCCCTTGTTGTTTTAAAATCTTTATTCGTTTTAAACTGTGTTTGTGTAGATAAGGATTAATTTCAAATATAAAATCGATATAATTCAATTCTTCCTTATCAGACGCTGTTCTTAAACCTCTACCCATTCTTTGGATAATTAAGTGATCGGCCTGTCCTCCAGCTGCATTTATGAGATTGTGTACAAAAACATTAATTCCTGTGTTGAAAATACCTTGTGTTGCTATTGCTATACAATTCTTTTCTTTTTGTAATTTTTCTATAACATGTTTTCTAGTTTCATCATCATCCTTGCCTTGAACCCATAGAGCATTTGGCATTCTTTTGAGTAAAGCATCTCCATGAGCAAGTCTTTCAACTAGAATCAAGGTTCTGCCATTTAATTGTGATGTCATTTCGACAACACGATTATGAAAATATTCGTTTTCTACTAAGCCGTTCGTGACAGCATCGATATAAATGTCATGAGGTATCTCTGGTTCTTTAATTTTATAAAATGTACATTTGCTTTTGGAAAGCCTTCCTCTTTCTTGAAGCTCTTTTGTTGTTAGGATACCGGATTCGGTAGATTTAATTTTGAAAGGTGGTCCAAAAAAGCCTTTCACATAGAATTTTTGTATTTTATCTGTTTCACCATATTTGAATGGAGTTGCGCTGACAGCTATTCGGACGCTGCACTTCTTGAGCCTCCTGTATACAGCTTTTGGGGCAGCACTCATCATGTCATGAATTTCGTCCACAAGAAGCACTTCTATTTCAGAAAGTAAGTGTTGGGCTTTTTCTAAAGATTGCACCGTTGAAACCGTAAATGTATTAGGTTCATTGTATCCTTGCCAAATTCTGCCTACATTTGGCAATCCCCATTTGACATATTCTTCATAGTTTTGTTGAGCTAAAGTTTTTCTATTTTGTAAAATTAGAGTTTTTGTATCAGATGGCAAACATTTAAGAATAGAAAGCATGGTTAAGCTTTTGCCAGCACTTGTAGGAGCGAATATGACACCCCGTTTGTTTTTGATTGCAGTATTGACAAAATCAACTTGATAATCTTCAAGAGTAATAGGTTTAGAACCAGCCGGTGTACACGAATGCAAAAAGGTTTCGTTTATTTCTTTGATGGCAAAATCAACTTTAGTTCGGTTGTCAATTACTTTGGGTTTGACATCATAATGCTTGCAAGCAACTACTATTTCTGGAAGCAAGCCTGTTAAAAATTTCCCATTTTTATTGTTGAAAAAATTTGTATATCCATCCCATAATCTTTGACGATAACGAGGATTGTGAAAATAATTACGATCCTTGAATCGCAAATTTTCAAAAATAAGCTTGATAAGTTCTGAATTATCTGAATTCAAAACGCTTATGTCATTATTGATAACGAGAGTTGTCATTTTTGTCTCACAATGCCCAGAATAGAAGTTCTTTTGCTCTTGATGCAGCCGTATATGCCCACCTATTGTGATCCCACATTGAGCTTTTTTCTTCGATTACAAGAATATTATCCCATTCATCGCCTTGAGCTTTGTGGCATGTTATGCAATAACCATAATCAAAATAACATAATTTGTTGTTATGGCTTGCAGATTCCAATAGTTTTTCTTGATTAAATTGTTTTTTATCGATTGGTAAAGTTATCTGTTGATTGTCATCAGTTTTAAAAGTCAGCATTTTTTTGTTAATTTTTACAATATGTCCCATCATGCCATTAAAAACATGGTGATCTTTGTTGTTTTTCAGACAGATAATTTTATCACTCTCCTGAGGTTCATCTGCATAATTATACAAATTTCTTATTTGTTTGTTTACATTTAATCGTGTTTTGTTGAAAGCGCAAATAATTTGATCAAAATAAAGAACTTTTTCTAAAGCAATGTTTTTCTTAGCAACAAGTTTTACTCTATCGCATGGTGGAAAGTTGATTGCCGAATTTCCTTCCCTTAAAAAACTTGCGAATTTAGCGATGCTGTTGGCGTTTCTATGGATTGTTTCCAGTTTGTAATCTGGATTTTTCATCAAATTGCAAGCAGATCCAACCGGCTCTAGCTGCCCATGATCGCCAATAAATACGATTGGCAAATTAAAAGAAAGAAGGTCATCAAGTAAATCTTTTGAAATCATGCTGGCTTCATCAACAAAAAAACCTTGAATTTGATTGCCAAGCGAGTATTGAGTCTTTAGTCTAAAATAAGGATTACCATCTAAGTCTTTTTCAACTTTGTAGATCAACGAGTGAATAGTGCTAGCCGCAATTCCTTTTTTTCTGAGAACATTTGCCGCCTTGCCAGTAAAAGCACATACTGCGAAATTGGGGAAAATATTTTTAAGATATTTCAAACAGGTAGATTTACCTGTGCCAGCGTAACCTCCGATGCATAAATGAGGTTTTTTAATAATATTTGCTTTAATGAAATCGATTGCCCCCTGTTGTTCAGATGTCAGACTTTCCATTCAAATGTACTCCAGAAAGGCAATGCACAAGATAAATACCTTAACAGCCAGTGAGGTATTCGCTATGTTAACCGAAGAATTTGCGGAAGTAGTACAGATCATATCGGGTATCGCCAAAAAAGTCCAGTTAGTCACGGATATGCAAAAACAAATGTATAAAAAAATTGAAACTCATATCAAAAACGCAGAAGATATAGTAATCGAACATAAAGAGCAAAAAACAAGCTAAGCTTTTTTGCCTCTTTTTTTAGCTTGAAGGTAAAAAATATAGCTATTTTTGCTACCCGGCAAAAAGCTTTTAGGTGATTGTCTGTAAGCAACCATTAGTTTAGTGTCGGGATTTTCGTAGGTAATAAAATCTTTAAGTCTAGACAAAACACTTGTAATAAATTCTTTTGTACCAGTAATTCTAATGCCATCTTCTTGAATTGTTGATCCTTCATGCTCGTAATCTATTGCTCTAAGCTGCAAAGGTATATTGGCTCCTATTCCTTTCCAAAAATTCAAAATATCTTCTTTGCTTGCTTTCCAAGGCTTGACATTTATTTTTGTAGGAACATTCCTTTTAGGCCTAATTTCAGGCGTAGATTGTCCTTCGGGAGATGATATTGATGTTACATCTGCTGTTGTGCTTTGCTGAGGAACATCAGTCTGCTCAAATTTCCATTGGTCAAAACTTTTCATGTATTATTTAGTATGTAGTAATAAATATATTTTGAGGTCATATGATTACTTTTAAAGATTTTAAACTAAGATTGCTTAAAGAAGCAGACGAACCTCCCGCAGCTGGAGCAGGTGCTGCACCACCGGCAGGAGGAGCACCGCCACCGGCAGGAGGAGCACCACCACCACCACCCGGAGATATGGGGGGAGCACCGGGAGGAATGGAAGGAGCACCGCCGGGGGGTGATATGGGTGGCTTAGGAGGAGGACTAGATGCAGGAGCGGGTGCAGGAGGCGGGGAAGCCAATACCAAACTTGATCTGAAGAATGTCTATGACGCTCTTGAGGAATATCTGTCTCAATTCGAAAAACCCGAATAGCTAATTGCATTTGTCTAAATTTGTGGTATCATGCTTCCATGAGTGTGGAGGCATGATTTTTTTATGGCTAAATTTTTATTGTTTTCTGATATTCATGTGCATCCGCACAAACAAAAAACAGAAAGATTACATGACTGTTTAAAGGCTTTGAACTGGTGTTTTGAGGTTGCTGAAGAAAATTCAGTGAATGCCATCTTGTTTGGTGGCGATCTTTTGCATGAGCGTCAAAAACTTGATTCGATGACATATGTAGAAGTTTTTAAAATATTAGATAAGTGGAAAAGCAAAAACAGACCAGTATATTTACTTGTTGGCAACCATGACATGTGGTTTGCCAACGCATGGACGATTAGCAGTATCTATCCATTTAGAGCAATCGAAAATTACTATGTAGTAGATCAAACGCAATCAATTAATATCGCTGGAGTGGAATGGCATTTTATGCCATACACTCACAATCCAATTGAAGAATTAGAAAAATTACCCAAAAACAAAGTTGGCAAATCATATTTTTTGGGACATCTTGCAATAGATGGAGCCAAACTCAACTCTGCTGGATCAATTTCAGATGTAGCAATAGAACATGACGGAGACATGGTGAAAGTAGAAGCAGATTTCTTTAAAAAGTATAAAAGATCATTTTTTGGTCACTATCATGGCGCACAAAAACTTGCAAAAAATGTGGAGTATATTGGAAGTCCTTTGCAACTTTCGTTTGGAGAAGCCAATGAAACCAAACATGTTATTATTTTAAATTCAGATGACGATTCAGTTAATTATGTCGAAAATAATTTCAGCCCAAAGCATTTCTACCTTAATGAAAATAATTTTCGTGAATTTGATCAGTCAATACTAGCAAAATCGTATGTTGATTTCTCTATATCTGACAGCAGCGATATAGAACTTAAAAAACAGTTGGAAAAATTTACCGAAGATTCCAAGGTGGCTAATCTAAGAATCCGGTGTGAGCCAAAAAAAATACAAGAGCATGTGATTTCTGATGTCAAAAAGATCATAAGCGATGAAGCAAGTCTGCTGAGCAACTATTTAAAACAAGAACAGAATACAGATTTAGATAAAGATGTGTTATTGGAAATCGGCAACAAGATCATTTCGTTTGCACAGAATGAGGAGGGTAAATAATGAAGAAGATTGAATTTAAAAGGATTTTTGCTCAAAATTTCTTTTGTTTTGGCAACGATGGTATAGAAATTAATTTTAAAAATTACAATAACATAGTGCTTGTCAACGGAGTAAATCTGGATAGCACTGCAAAAGATAGCGAAGAACCTGCCAGTAATGGATCGGGCAAAAGCACAATACCAGAAATTATTGTCTATGGTTTCTTTGGTAAAACCATAAAAAAACCAAAAAAACTTAATCACAAAGATGTAATCAATAACAAAACAAGCAAGAAATTGAAGATAGAAATAGAATGGGATAAATACAAACTAATACGAACTAGAAAACCGGATGGACTTAGACTTTTTGAAAGCGATAAGGGCGTTTGGGATGAAACAACCGAAATAACGCTGGGAGGAATGCCAGCAACACAGAAAAAAATTGAAGATATTTTAGGTCTTTCTTATGAAAGTTTTGTTAACATTGCGGTATTCACAGACAATAATAGCGTTTCATTCCTTGAGTGTGATGCAGCAGAAAAAAGAACCATAGTAGAAAATCTTCTTTCTTTGGAAAAATTCAGAAATTATCAAGAGGCATCTAAAAAAATACTTAAAGGTCTTAAAGAAAAATTAGCCAGCAAAGACATGGAGCTTACCTACGCCAATAAGGCGTTGACAGATAATGTAGATTTAATTGAAAAATATAAAAAGGATATCAAACAATACAAAGACAATATGGTCAATAAGTTTATTGAAATAAAAAACGAAATAGCAGTTGTACAAAAACAAATAAATTTACTAAAAGACAATAACTCTGAACTTAAAATATATCAAGAACAACAAAACAAGTTGCCTGAAATCGATATTGAATTGCAAGAAATAGAAACAAATAAAACAAAAGCCCTTAAAAATATAGAAAAAGGACAAGATGTTTTAAAGTCTGTAAAAAATGAAATAGAGGAGTTGGATTCAAAGTATCAATCTTCTAAATTAGAAAAATCTTCCTATGAATCCCAAGGCAAACTTATCGCTGCGTCAATTGAAAAAATCAATAAATTAGAGGACGGTATTGAGTGCCAGCACTGCATGTCTGTAATATCAAAAGATAATTATGCAGCAGTTTTGACAAAACACAAAGAGGAAGCGTCCACGATCAAAAACAATTGGACAACGATAAAACAACTTGTAGATAATCTAGAAACCGAAAGGAATGACAAGGTCAATCAAAAAAATAGTGTGCTTCAAGCTGTAACACTCCAAGAGGAAAAAGTAAAAACATACAACAAAAAAACAGAACAACTATTATCTGAAAAATCAAAAATTATACAGATGCCTAAACCGGATGCAGAAAAAAAATTATCGGGATTCGTGAATAAAATAGAAATTTTGACAACCGAAAGTTTAAAATACGACCCAGACCAAATATGGAGCACTCCATACGACAATTATTTGATAGAAGCTCAAGATAAATCTACAAACCTTAAAGAAGAATATGAAAAAATTATTCAATATACGAAAGAAATAAGAGAGGAAATGAAATATTACGATTATTGGAGTGTCGCATTCGGAGAGCAAGGCATTAGAAAATATATTATTGACGAAGTTGTTCCAGCGTTGAATGAAAATCTCAAGTATTGGTTGAACATACTTATAAACGGAAATCTAAGAATTAAATTTGACAATCAATTTGAAGATTATATTGATAAAATACCAGAAGAATCTCAATTATCATATTTTGCAATTTCGGGTGGTCAAAAAAGAAGGATTAATTTGGCTTTAAGTCAGGCATTTGCACATGTCATGAGCCTTAACACAGGTAGGTATTTGGACTTAGTATTCCTAGATGAAGTTACTTCAAACATCGACAAATCTGGAGCAGAAGCAATATATCGAATGATAACGGAACTAAGTGCCGACAGAAAAGTTTTTGTTACTACACATGATCAAAATTTGTTAGAATATCTTAAATCATGTGATCGATTGAACTTAGTGCTTAAAAATGGAGAGGCAAAACTTGAAAATTGAAGTTTAAAATGAATAAAATTACTCAACGCAATCTAGATAAAACCTCTTAACCAACTACAGCAGAACAGGAGATACCATGTATCAGTACAATGATGCATTCGAGAAATGCATTGCTTATTTTGAAGGCGACGAATTGGCAGCAAAAGTATTTTTAGACAAATACGCTTTGCGAGATAATGACGGAAATCTTTTGGAAGAAACTCCAACTGATATGCATCATAGAATCGCAAAAGAATTCGCAAGAATCGAAGAGAAGAAATTCAAGAAACCTTTGAAAGAAGAGGAAATTTTTGGACTACTTGATCGTTTCAGATATGTTGTGCCTCAAGGTTCTCCCATGTTTGGTATTGGTAATAATTTCCAAACTATTAGCTTGAGTAATTGCTATGTAGTAGAGAGCCCAGAGGACTCCTACGGTGGAATTATGAGAGTCGATGAAATGTTGGCTCAAATATCAAAACGCCGTGGAGGAGTGGGTGTAGATATTTCAAAACTAAGACCAGCTGGAGCATCTGTTAAAAATGCTGCTCGTAGTAGCACAGGTATAACTTCGTGGATGGAGCGTTACTCAAATACTATTAGAGAAGTTGGTCAGAGTGGCAGAAGAGGTGCATTGATGTTGAGCATCGATGTGGCTCATAAGGATATTGAAAATTTTATTACTGTTAAAAATGACAATACCAAAGTAACAGGCGCAAATGTTTCTGTACTTTTGAGTGACGAATTTCTACAAGCTGTAGAAAATGACGATAATTATCGTCTAAGATTCCCTGTTGATGCTGAAGCAAGTAGCAACGACAAGATTGTCAAAGCTAGGGATTTGTGGAAAAAGATTATCCATAACGCTTGGCTTAGAGCAGAGCCGGGACTTCTTTTCTGGGATAGAGTAACCAAGTATAATGCGGTCGATTGCTATGCGGATGAGGGTTACAAGACTATAAGCACAAATCCTTGTAGCGAGTTGCCTCTATGCTCATACGATTCATGCCGTCTGATGGTATTGAATTTGTTTAGTTATGTGGTTAACCCATTCACAAAGAATGCCTCTTTTGATTATGAGCTTTTCTCCAAGCATGGCGAATTACTACAGCGATTGATGGATGACATGATTGACATGGAGCTTGAGAAAATCCAACAGATTATCGACAAGATCAAAAAAGATCCTGAGGATAAACAGATTAAACAGCGTGAGTTGGATTTGTGGAAAACTGTGTATGAAAAGTGTAGCAATGGAAGAAGAACTGGAACTGGAATTACTGCGTTAGGCGATACTCTTGCTGCTCTTGGTGTCGGTTACGGCACTGAGGAAAGTATAGAGATTACCGGAAAAATCATGAAGACTTTGTGTCTTTCCTCCTTCCGATCAAGCTGTGATATGGCCAAGGAAGTAGGAGCTTTCCCCATTTGGCAATGGCAAAAAGAAAAAGACTCTGAATTTTTGCTCATGATAAAAGAGCATGACTCAAAACTTTATACCGACATTTCAAAGCATGGAAGAAGAAATATCGCAAATCTTACCATTGCTCCAACTGGTTCTGTTTCAATTATGACTCAAACTACTAGTGGTATCGAGCCTCTATTCATGCTTTTTCCATATACCAGAAGGAAAAAGATCAATCCTACAGATAAAAATGCGAGAACAGATTTCATAGATCAAATAGGAGATCATTGGCAAGAGTTTGAGGTCTATCATCCAAAAGTCAACATGTGGATGCAAGTGACAGGAGAAAAGGATTTAAAGAAATCGCCTTGGTTTAATCATTGTGCAGAAGATATAGATTGGGTCGCAGCTGTGAAACTGCAAGCCGAAGCACAAAAATTTGTTGATCATGCTATTTCCAAGACTGTAAACCTGCCAGAAGATGTGACTGAAGAACAAGTCGCAAAAATCTATGAGGCAGCGTGGAAGTATGGCTGCAAAGGCATGACGGTATACAGGAAGAACTGTAGAACCGGGGTGTTGGTCGAAAAGCCAACTAAAAAAGAAGAAAAGCTGAGTATTATCAAGAATGATGCACCGAAAAGACCTCAGATTATAGAAGCAGATGTGCATTATCCGATAATTAAAGGTGAGCCATACTATGTAGTGGTCGGCTTGCTTGAAGGCGATCCTTATGAAGTTTTTGCAGGTGTAAATGTTGATGAAAACAACAAGCCTTTCATCAATAAAACACATGCTAATGGCAATCTCAAAAAGAAAGCAAGAGGCAATTATGTGTTCATTGCAAACAATGAAACATTTGATTTGACCAACATTAACAACCATGAGAACGGTGATGCGTTATGCAGAATGGTGAGTACTGCTTTAAGACATGGAACCAGCATTGAATTTGTGGTTCATCAGTTGGAAAAAACCAAGGGTGATTTGGCAAGTTTAAGTAAAGTCCTTGCAAGAACTCTTAAAAAATATATTAAGGATGGTACAAAAGTAAGCGGTGAAAATTGTCCTAGTTGCGAATCTGAGAGCGTCGAAAGAACTGATGGCTGTGTTACATGCAAATCATGTGGTTGGACGAAGTGTAGTTAATATTTATAAATTTTATTTTCTCAAACCCCGAGTTTCAATTATAGAACTCGGGGTTTTTTCGTATAATATATTAAATCTTAATTTAAATCAAAAATGTAAATATAATAACAAGAGGCTATATGATGTACAATAAAAATTTCAGTTTTCGTCGTTTTATGCTTGTCGAAAACAACGAATTCTTAAAAGAAAAAGCCGGATTAATTTATGGTGACCTGCAAGAAATACAGAGTACCATGAAAAAAATCGGCGTTAAAGATGTGGTGCAATCTGTAAAAACTGTTGTTAATAAAATTAGAG